GACTGTATAAAATTTTTAATATAGTCTGGTTTATTCTTTACAGTATTAGTTTCGAGGGTAGCTTGTATTACAGCTTTTTTCATATTATCATTAGGCTTTGACATTTAAAACACTATTAGGTATTGCCTGACAGTTCCAATGTATAAATCTAAATGGTTCATATCCCATGTCTACAATATATTGATGTGGCATGTATGAAGGAAAAAACATAGTTCTTCCTGGTTGAACTTTATAATTAATTTGTGATGATGCATATGTTACTTTTGTTTTATCTGTTTCTGGTAAAAGATTCATAACATTACCTGGTCTTGGATCTTCAAATAATGGCATTGATGTTGCTTCACTTGCTTTTAAAAAATAAAAACCAGATATATGACCATTCCAATGCGTATGCAATGTATGATGTCCTGCACCTTTTTTAGCAAACTCTTGCACCCACATTTCTGTAATAAATACTGTATAGTTTGTTAAATCAAATCCCATTTCAACTAACAAATTACTTGATGTGGCACCTATATAATCTTGTAACTTTTGAAACTTAGGATCACCCACTAATGTTGTTGAATGAAACACATGACCCATATCTCCTTTGTTTCCAAGTTTTTTATTTCTTTTATCTATTGATTCTTTTAAATTTTTTTTTGCTTTTTCAATATATTTATCAGATGCATTATTTAATTCATTAACAAACCCTGGTTCATCACCATACCATACAGGACAAGGAAATAAATCTTCTCTTGCTAATTGTTTTGGAAACTGTAATTCTGTTTTTAACTTTTTAGTTTTTTTCTTTTTCATATTCTCCTTATCTAAATGGCCAACCAAGATTCCATATAACTAAACTATGTCTTGAGCCTTTTTTTACTGGACATACTCGATGCCATACAAA